ACCGTATGGAGCAATTTCTGGGGCTCTGCTGACGTTGCCTCTGGCAACCTCGTTGAGGTCTATCTGGTCAATGACCCGAATGCCAAGTTCCTTGCTCAAGTCGGCGGTTCAACCACTATCGGCGCTACGGCTGCCGACATTGGCTCGAACGTACAGTTTGCGTATGGCACCCCGTCCACCGCGACCGGCATCTCGGGAGCTTTTGTGAATATCGCCGTTTCTCCGGCGGTAACCGCAGGCTTCCCGTTCAAGCTGGTGAGCCTTGTTACGAACCCCCCGGGTTCTAACGGGACGGAAGCGGGCGTCTACAATTACGTAATTGTGGCGTTCAACAACGTCGAAACCAAGACCCTCACGGGCGTTTAAGGAGTAAGGGAAAATGGCTGTCAATCTTTCAGCAATTAAGGACCTTCTCCTCCCCGGACTCCGTGGGATTGAAGGCAAGTACGAGATGATCCCATCTCAGTACGACAAGATCTTCACCAAGCATGATTCGAAGCTGGCTCTCGAGCGCACCGCTGAAATGCGGTACCTCGGCCTCGCTCAGTTAAAGACTGAGGGTGGTCAGACGTCCTTCGACAACAATGCTGGCGAACGTTTTGTGTACAACCAAGAGCACAATGAAATTGCCCTTGGTTACGCAATCACCCGCAAGGCGATTGACGACAACTTGTACAAGACGCAGTTCCACCCGTCGAACCTCGGTCTGATTGAATCTTTCCAGCAGACCAAGGAAATCTACGGCGCGAACATCCTCAACACTGCGCAGACCTACAACTCGGCCATTGGTGGCGACGGCGTTTCGCTCGTCAATACCTCACACCCGATTGATGGTGGCACGGTAGCCAACCGTCCTGCGGTTGACGCTGACCTGAACGAAAGCTCGCTGCTGAACGCGATGATCGCGATCCGTACGAACTTCCGCGATCAGGCTGGCTTGAAGGTGTTTGCTCGTGGTCGCAAGCTGGTTGTTCCGCCCGCGCTCGAACCGACAGCGATCCGTCTCACGAAGACGGAGCTTCGTCCGGGTACGGCGAACAACGACGTGAACGCGATCTTGACGACTGCAGGCGGCCTGCCTGAGGGCTACATGGTCAACGACTTCTTGACCTCGGCCCGAGCTTGGTTCCTGCTGACCAACATCGATGGTCTGTCGTACATGGACCGTGTGAGCTTCGAGACTGATATGCAAGTGGACTTTGTCACCGACAACCTGTTGGTCAAGGGCTACGAGCGTTACAGCTTCGGCTACTACAACTGGCGCTCGATCTTCGGATCGCTGCCCACGTAAAGGAGAACCATTATGGGTATCACTAATCTCAGCGGCCTCGAAGTCGCAGGCGTACCCACAATGGGCATGGCGGGAGCTCCGCTGTTCTCGGGTAGCTTTTATTTCGTTGACTACGTCAACGGCAATGACGGCAACCCGGGATCGGCGGACGAGCCCCTGAAGACGATCTATGCAGCTCACGCTTTGATGCAGGCAGGCAATAACGATGTCTGCGTCATTGTGGGCGATGGAACGACTGCTGGAACTCAACGCCTCTCCATTGCGAACGCACAAGTCGGCGATCCGGCTGCAACGGTGGGAACTCTAGTTTGGGATAAGGATGCATGCCATTTGATTGGTATGACCGCCCCCACTGGGATCTCGCCGCGTGCTCGGCTTGCTCCTGAAACCACTGCAACCCTGACCACTTTTGGCTCGGGAACCTTGGTGAGCGTAACGGCCAGCGGCTGTTACTTCTCCAACTTCCAAGCTTTTAGTGGGTATGCAACGGGTGGTGCCAACCAGCTCTGCTGGGTCGACACTGGAGATCGTAACTATTACTCCTATGTTCACTTTGCTGGCGCAGGTGACACAGCCTCTGCTCAGGCCACTACCAGCCGTTCGCTGGTTCTGGATGGCGCTCAAGAGAGCACGTTTGTTGGATGTACTTTTGGCGTGGACACTGTCCAGAAGACAGTCGCGAACTCAATTGTTGAATTTAAGAGCGGGGCAACTCGCAACAAGTTCATCAGTTGCGACTTTCAATGGTGGTCCAATTCTGCAACCACGCTTGTTCTCTCGGCGGCGGCGGCTTCCGCAATCGACCGTTGGAATAAGTTCGATAACTGTGCCTTCTTGGGCTTCGGCACTGACCTGACGGGTATCGCCTCCTTGGCGGCCTCGGCGGGCGGTACTTTGCTCATGAAGAGCTGCACGCTGGTCTCCGGTTCTTCAACCAACTGGGGCGTCGACGCTACGTCGCTGGCCCAGATTCGTGTTGATGGCGGAGCGCCGACCGCAGCTACCACCGGCATCGCCGTAGTGCCCACCTAAGGAGTAACTGAACATGAAAGGCAAGATGATGAAAGGCCGTTCCAAGCGCGCCACCGGCGGTGTCAACCAAGCCGCCGAGGACCTTGGTCGGAAAAACCTTCGATACACCTACCAGTCCAATGTCAACGATGCCGCTGAAGAGCGCAAGCGTGGCGGGAAGACGATGAAGAAGCACGCTGGCAAAGTGGACGGCAAGAAAGCCGACATGCATGCCGGTCGCAAGCCGCGTAAAAGCGGTGGCCGCGCCTCTTCGGATCAGAATCCGTTCACTTCTGCTCGCAAGGGCACGCCGCCGCCGGGCCGCACGCTCGATGGCAGCCTTGATTAATCTGGGCTGAAAAGGCAAAAAGAACGGGGGCCTCTGTGCCCCCGTTTTTCCTTGAGGAATTGCAAATGGCAAAGACTCCAGCATGGCAGCGCAAAGAGGGTCAGTCCTCAGAGGGCGGCCTAAACGAAAAGGGCCGCGCTTCGTTGCGCGCTCAAGGGCAAAACATTAAACGTCCGGTGACCTCTGGCGAGGCAAAGAAAAGCCCGGCAGCAGCCGCCAGACGCGACAATTTCAGAAGCCGGATGTGCGGCATGAAGGAAAAGCTGACGTCACCCAAGACGAAGCATGATCCGAATAGCCGAATCAATCTGGCCCTCAAACGTTGGGATGTTAAGTGCTAACATCTCGAAAACTTCATAGGTGAATCGCCATGACTCAACCTCTTTTTACTTCTGTAGGCCCAATTGCATCAGCAGATGCTGATGGCATTTGCTTGTCTCAAACCCCTAATGCGGGTCCATTCCTTTTAAACGGAGCTCTTGTTGTAAGTGGCGTCGCTGTTTTAGATGAGCCGCGCCGAGTTGAAATTGACACCACGGGCGATGAATCTGCGGCAACTTTCGTAGTTACGGGCACTCTCTGGAATGGTCAAGTTTTTAGTGAATCAATCACTGGAATTCCTTCAGGGGGCACGGGTTCAACCACTCAAAGCTTTGCGACTGTTACCTCGGTCACGATAAGCGTCAATGCTAACGATTCAATTGTTGTTGGCACGAACGGCGTCGCTGATTCGCCTTGGCTTCGTCTTGACGACTATGCGCCTTCGCCGACTGGGGTGACTGTCGTTGTTGATGGCACTGTGAACTACGACGTTGAAATCTCGCAGGATGATCCTGATTCGTTCATCAGCCCGGTCCCCATTGGTGAAATGGTGTGGCTTGATGCCCTTGATGCCAACTTGGTCAGTGAGTCTACAAACAAGACCGGCGGCTTTACTTACACGCCATGCTGGGTTCGTTTGACGCTCAACAGCGGTGATGGATCTGCTCGAATGACGGTGGTTCAGTCCGGCACAATTCCGAAGTAAGCGGAGGTCGTCATGGCTACCAGCGGCACCTACGCCTTTAATCCGTCTCTGGGTGAGATGACGCTTTATGCGTTCAATCTCTGTGGCATTCGAAATACCGCCCTCACTCAAGAGCACATGGAATCTGCTCGCATGGCGAGCAACATGCTGCTTGGTCGCTGGAGCAGTCAGGGCGTCAATCTTTGGTGTGTTGACCTTCAAACCATCAATTTGACTGCGGGTGTTTCGACATACTCTGTGCCGGCTAACACCATCGTCATGCTCGACGCCTACATGGTCGATAGCACCGTTTCATCTTCAAACGTTGATCGGCTAATCCTGCCCATCAGCAGAACTGAATACGCAAGCTACCCAAACAAGACCCAGCAGGGCTTTCCGACAACTTTTTGGTTCAATAGGTTGTTATCGCCTGAAGTCACGTTGTGGCCTGTTCCAGACGGCACTCAGCCTCAATTCAAGTATTACCGCGTGCGGCAAATTCAGGATTCTGAATTTATCAATGCCCAGCAAACTGAGATTCCGTACTACTTCCTTGAAGCGTTCACTTTTGGCCTTGCCGAAAGACTCGCCATGATGTGGGCTCCTGATAAAATTCAAATCTTGAAGCCTCTTGCTGATGAGTCTTATCAAATTGCTGCCAGCCAGAATATTGAAACCGCTCAGCAATACATCTCGCCCACGATCTCTAGCTACTATCAGGCCTGATCATGGGTTATGCATCCAGAGCAGGAAGAGCCAAAACAAACTCCGCAAACCCGCAAGCTCATGCGATTTGCGACCGTTGCGGCTTCCGGTACAACTGGGTGGATCTGAGTTGGCAGTTCGACTGGCGAGGCGCTCAGCTTGCCAACATCAGAATTTTGGTTTGCAGACCCTGCAAAGACACGCCGCAGCAGCAGCTTCGGTCGATTGTGGTGCCGGCTGACCCGGTTCCGATCATCAATGCCAGAACACAAGACTTTGTGGCGGCTTCGATCAATTACTCGTCTGTATCAGGCGGCGGGACTGTAGATCCGGTGACGGGTATTCCAATTCCTCCCAGTGTGAATCTTTTGACTCAAGCTGGCGAGAACTCGACGACTCAGCCTTATGGTCCGCCGGTTGGGTTGACTCAAGCAGCGCAGATGCCGCTCAAGGGCACGCAAGCCTACGCCGTGCTTTTGCCCGTGATCTCGGTTACGTCAAACGGTTCAGACCAAATTACGGTTAATTGCTCTGCAGCCCATAACCTCACCACCAATGATCAAGTTTCGGTGCAGGGCCTTTCAAACAATAAACTGACCGGGTTTTACAGCGTCACGGTCACCACGGGGACGCAATTCACCTTCCAGTCCAATACGGCCACGCCAGTCGGGTCTTTGTATTTGCCGACTTCCCGCATCGTGACGGCTCAAGTTGGACTGCCGTATGGGTATACTAAAATTCCTCAGACAGGGATTTAGGCCATGGCAAACACAACCATTCCAAACCTTCCGCTTGCCATTGCCATCAACGGCACGGAGCAACTCGAGGCAGTCCAAGCAGGCACCTCGGTTCGAGTCACGTCTGCGCAGATTGCGGCTATCGGCGGAGCTACTGGCGCTACTGGCGCTACTGGCGCTACTGGCAATACCGGCCCCATTGGGCTGACTGGTGCAACCGGAGCTACAGGCGCTACCGGCGCCACAGGCGCTACGGGAGCCACTGGAGCAACTGGTCCTACAGGAGCCACAGGGGCCACAGGGCCTACAGGCGCTACGGGCGATACCGGTGCCACGGGCGCTACGGGAGCCACCGGTCCTACGGGCGCTACGGGCGCTACCGGCGCCACAGGGCCCACAGGCGCTACTGGCGACACCGGCGCTACTGGCGCCACTGGCCCGGGGACTGGCGACACCGGCGCTACTGGCCCTACGGGCGACACTGGGCCTACAGGGCCAACGGGCGCCACTGGAGCAACTGGACCTACAGGCCCTACAGGCGATACCGGCGCGACGGGCCCTACTGGTCCGGGCACCGGAGATACTGGCCCCACTGGCGATACCGGAGCTACTGGAGCTACTGGAGCTACAGGAGCTACAGGGCCTACGGGTGATACCGGAGCCACTGGGGCCACTGGGCCTACGGGCGCCACCGGAGCAACGGGAGATACTGGCGCTACCGGGCCTACTGGCGCGACAGGCGCGACAGGCGACACTGGGGCCACTGGACCGACTGGCGCGACCGGTGCGACTGGGGCTACGGGGCCCACAGGCGATACGGGCGCAACGGGGCCGACTGTTTATCCCGGCACTGGTGTGGCTGTTTCGGACGGCTCTGCTTGGATCACGTCTCTCACTGCGCCCACAGGTGCGCTCGTCGGCACCACAGACACGCAGACGCTGACCAACAAGCGCATCGATCCTCGGGTCAGCAGCACCGCGAGCATTGCCAGCCCGCTTGCTTGGGACAGTGACGACTTTGATGCCTATGCCGCAACGGCTCAGGCTGGCGCGCTGACGATCAATGCCGACTCGGGCACGCCGGTCAATGCGCAGAAGATCATCTTCCGTTTCTTGGACAACGGAACTGCTCGAGCTTTGACGTGGACTACGGGATCTTCAAAGTCTTTCCGAGCGGTTGGAATCACGCTGCCGACAACCACCACTATCAACAAAACGACATATGTCGGCTGCATTTACAATGCCGCTGCGGATCGCTGGGATGCCGTAGCGACAGTGACAGAAGCTTGATCGAGGTATGGTAAATGGCCACATATTATTGGGTTGGCGGCGCAGGGACATGGAACGGATCTAATACCGCGAACTGGTCTACGGGATCTGGTGGCGCGACTGGCGCTGGGCCGCCGCTGACTACGGACGACGTTATCTTTGATAATAACTCTGATTCCGGCTCAAATTTTACTGTTACGCTGACAGCCTCAGCATCCGTATGCAATAACTTTACCGTTGGAACCGGCGCATCTTTGCCAGATAAAATTATTACTTTTGGTACCGGCTCTACTAACGGTATTCAATGCTACGGTAACTTTACCGCCGCGAATTCGGCTAACAATGTTTTTACTTCTTGTAATGTTACGTTTAGAGCAACGACTACGGGAAAGACTGTCGATTTCGGAGCAAGAACGTATCTTGACATTACTGTCAATGGAGCGGGAGGAGAGTGGACGCAGCAAAGTGCGGTGACGCTATCTACTTCTTTTGGCGAATTTACATTAACAGCGGGAACATGGAAAACAAATAACAACAATATAACGGACGGCAATTGGAACATCTCTGGAACCTCAACTCGCACTATCGAATTAGGTTCATCTACGATTTCAGTTCGAGGGAATCTTACTAGTGAATTTAATGCTACAACAATTACGAATCTAACTTTTACCGCAGGAACATCAACAATAAATTTTGTAAGAGATACAAGTGAATTAGATTCTGGGGGGCTAACTTTTTATAATGTTGGTTATACAGCCACCGGTTCAGATACTTCATTTACAATCAAT